GAAAAGGGAAAAGAGTAACGAAAAAAAGATTGCAAGAGTTGTCAACGGTGAACAATAAACGTAAAACAATCTTAATTGAAGAAGTAGAAGATAAGGAGGAATAGCGGATGAATGTACTGTCAGAATTATGCGCGCATTGTCGCAATTGGTTTGAATCTGAAAAAGTTATGGATTCATATGTTATCAACAATGGCGAGATAAACCTTTCCAAGCTGGATGTGCATGACGGGCAGTACATCCGCATTGTTGGTAGTGTCTTTAATGACGGCGTATATAAATATCCAACAACAGATTTGAAGGATGAAACATTTATCGGTTCTGTTTGGTTGTTAAAGATACCGCCTGAATTCCTTGAACTTGTCGAAGAAATTACAAAATGGAATCAGACCTATGGAACGGTGATTGATAGTCCTTATACTTCAGAGAGTTTTGGTGGATATTCATACACTAAAGCTAGTGGAGCAAATGGGAATGCTGTTTCATGGAAGGATTCATTTAGAAGTCGGCTCAACAGATGGAGGAAGTTATGACCTCATTATTAGATCAAGCGTTTGAAGAATGTGTTTTCATCAATAAAGTAAAAGAAGATGACGGATACGGAGGATATATTGATACGTATTCAGAAGGCGTTGCTGTAGAATGTGCAATTACGTTTAATACGTCACTGGAAGCACGTACTGCAGAAAAGCAAGGTGTCACGAGCCTTTATACAATTACGACCAAGAAAGATGTAATACTTGAGTATCATGATATTATCAAAAGAAGACAAGACGGAAAGATATTTAGAATTACATCAGATGGTGACGATAGTGCAACGCCTGCATCTGCAAGCCTCAATATGAGGCAGTGCACTGCGGAGGAGTTTAGCTTAAATGGATAGCTGGCAAGCGCAAGACGCATTTTGGAACTCTTTTGGAATACCTGCATTTGAGGAATCAACGGTGCCTGAAGAAGTAAAAATGCCATATATAACATATTCTGCGGAATATGGATTCTTTGAAGTAGAAACACAGCTAACTGCTAGCATTTGGTACGAAGGAAGATCATGGCGTGATATATCCAAGAAGGCGACTGAGATTCGTGATAGAATTGTTTCTTTACAAGGAAGCGCGATCAAGGTGGACAATGGGTATTTAAGATTGTTCATTCCTACCGTTCCATTTGCACAGCGTATGGCGGACGAAGATGAAAACACAAGAAGAATAGTCATTAATATTGGAGCCGAATTTATGACACATTAATAATTGGAGGATTTGTATGGGAACTTATACGGTAATCCCTGAAGATACATTTCAGGCGTTGCAGTTGGATGCTGGCGTTCTTTTAAAGACTTTCGATCCAGCACAGCCAAGTATTACAGATGCAAACATCATTTGTGCTACCACTGGTGGTATCAACCCTACCTGCGTTCCGAGTTATTCGGATTTAGGGGAAGATGTGGATAACTGCCCTGTAAACATGAAAGAGTTGAAGCATTTGGATAGTTGGGAATGCAAGATGGCATTCACTTCATTAGGTACGAGTGCTGAACTGATTCGTATGTCTTTGGGAGCGGCGGATGTTACTGCGGAGAGCGGAATGATTGTTCCGCGTAAGGATCTGAAGCAAACAGACTTTTCAGATGTATGGTGGGTTGGCGATAAAGCTAATGGAGGATTTGTAGCTTGCCAACTAAAGAACGCATTAAGTACATCAGGATTCAGTTTGCAAACAACTAAGAATGGAAAAGGACAGATTGCAGTAGAGTTAACAGGCCACGTTTCTATCAATGAACAGAGCGTGATGCCTATGGTATTCTATTCAATTGATCCTGAAGATACAGGAGCATAACTATGAGATTGTCGGACATTAAAGGAGAACAGGCCCTTGATGTATTAGCTGATCTGCTAGAACCTATTCAAGAAATTATGGCTGATGATAAAGCCAAGCAATTGTTTAAGGGTGGAAGCGAAGGTATGATCAAGGCAAGCCGTTACCTTTTAAAAGAACATAAAAAAGAGGTCATTGAAATTATGGCAATTACAGAGTTGAAGACAGTGGAGGAATATACGGAACAAATGTCTGTTATTTCTTTACCGATTAAATTGCTAGAGATATTGAATGACCCTGAATTACAATCGCTTTTTACCTCACTGAGTCAGAACGAGGACGCCGACAACTTTGGCTCAGTTTCGGAAGTTACAGAGGCCCTAAGCGAATAAAGACTTTTCTGCGGTATGTCATTTCACGCATTCAGATGGAACGGCGTGAGGAGGTGTACCGCATTTATATTAGTGATAGCATGAGAGCGATTATGGAATCAATTGGAGTTTCTGTACATGATAGGTATGTTGATCTTGCAAATGTGAAGAACATGGCAAGGAACGTATCTGAACCAAAAGAGTCGGCAGAAGACATAATTGCTAGGATGAAAAAGAAGATGGAGGATTTGCAATGAATGTATTTGATTTAGTTGCAAAAATCTCAGTTGATGATACAAAGTTTAAAACAGGCTTAACAAAGTTAAGGGATGAATTGAAGTCAGTAGGCCCGCAAACTGGGAACATGGTTCAGCAGGTAGGCGCAAAAATGCAGATTCTTGGAAAAGCATTTATGCCTGTATCAATGATTGCAGGAGCTATGTTAGTGCCAGCCGTTAAGGGAGCTATGGATTTTGAGGATCAGATAGCAAAGGTGAGAACTTTAGTTGATGAAACAAAGTACAATACTGATGGTTTAGCTGATACGTTCATAAAGTTATCAAATGAATCAGGGCGAAGTACAGCAGAGCTGGCGGAGGCAGGCTATCAAGCATTATCGGCTGGCGTGAAGTTTGATCAGATGAACGACTTCCTTCAAACAGCTGTTAACTTGTCTAAGGTAGGTTTTACAGAAACGGCAACGGCGGTTGACGTGTTAACGACTTCAATCAATGCGTATGGAGATAAAGCCTTGACTGCTGAGGAGTATGCGAATAGGTTGGTGCTTACGCAAAACAAAGGTAAAACGACAGTTGATGAACTCGCAGCCAGTATGGGTAGAGTAATTCCTACTGCGGCAGGTTTGGGAGTTAGCTTTGATAATTTGGCGACCGCATATGTAGCGTTAACTTCGCAAGGTATGAGTACTCGTATTAGTACTACATATTTAAATGCATTGTTGCAGGAATTGGGAAAAACAGGAAGCACAGTATCGGACGTATTGTACAATCAGACTGGTAAATCATTTACGGATTTGATGAATGAAGGAAATTCGTTGGGCGATATTATTTCCATGTTAGGACTTGAATCGGCAGGGTTATCGGATAAAATGAAGCAATTGACGGATTCAGGAATGGAACCTGCGGAAGCGTTGGAACAGCTGGCGGCTAGTGGAGATGCAAATGCAGTTGCGTTTATGAATATGTTCGGTTCAAGTACGGCCGCTTCAGCCGCTTTATCTTTGTTGAATTATGGAGCGGATGAGTTTAATAACACAATGAACGAGATGGCAGATTCTGATTCAGTTATGGCCGAGGCTTTGGAAAAGTTAAATACTAATGGAGCAAAACTTAGAAAAACCTTGAACGAGCTTAAGAATTTATTCTTAGTTATTGGTTCAAACGCGTTGGATGTATTAGCACCAGCCATTGAATCGGTGGGAAACTTTATTGGAGATTTGGTTGTAAAGTTTACAGAAGCACCAAAAGGAGTGCAGAAGTTTATATCAGTGGTTTTGATGATTGCCACAGCAATAGGGCCTGTGCTTTTATTAGGTGGAAAATTAATGACTGTTATTGGTGGAATACCTGGAAAGTTTAGTGTAGTTAGCGGAGCCATTAGTTCAGTGGTTGAATCATTCCAAATATTAGGTATGGCTACAATCGGGCCAATACTGGCGGTGGTTGCGGCAATAGCTGGAATCATAGCTATACTAGTTCACGCCTACAATACAAATGAAGAGTTTAGGGATAAAGTCAATGCTGTTTGGCAACACATAAAAAGTAAAGTTATGGAGGCGATCAAAACTATCTCCAGTTATTGGGACTTCATTGCAGGAACTATGGGAGATAATTGGAAGAAAATTGCTGTGGATGTAATGCCTATCATAGACGGACTGGTACAGTTTATAGACGGGGCAATTCAAACGATAATGCCAATTGTTTCTGCCGTATTGGACTACATACAAACATATATATCTACATTTATATCCGTCATAACTGGAATTATTCAAGTAGGTATGGCATTGATTTCTGGCGATTGGGATACAGCATGGCAAGCTATACAAAATCTAGTAAACAAAGTGATTAATGGGATTTTGAATATTGTAAGTAGTACCTTAAATGTTATCGGTTCGGTAGTGCAGGTGGCTTTCAATTTAATGTTATCTATAATATCAACTGTGCTAAGTTCAATATGGAGCGTTATTACGTCTGTTTGGAACGGCATATTAACTACGATTTCAAACGTTGTGAATAATATTAAGACTTCTGTTCAGAACAAATTTAACAGCATTAAGTCGGCTATTTCAAACGTTGTTAACAGCATTAAAACCGTCGTGGGCAATGCGTTCAATGCGGCGAAAACAGCTATGACACAGCCTATTGAAACTGCTAAGAATACGATTAAAGGAATCGTAGACAAAATCAAAGGATTGTTCCCAATAAGTATCACGAAGGCATTCAATTTGCCTAAGCTACCATCAATTTCAATCTCTCAAGGAAAGAAAAAAGTAGGTCCTGTGGAAGTACCATATCCAATTTTATCTTGGAACGCCAAAGCTATGGCGAGTGGTCTTTTATTGAACGGAGCTACAATCTTTGGTATGAATGGCAATAGATTGTTAGGTGGAGGAGAAGCAGGCCCTGAGTTGGTTGTCGGTAAGAACAATTTAATGCGCATGATCAGTGAAGCTCAAGGTGGCGGAATATCGGATGAGGCTATGGCTTCAATGCTACAGTTCATGGCTAGCAATCTATCTGAGGAAGCAATCACAAGGGCATTTGTAAAAGGTGCTAGTCAGATTGATTGGCAATTAATCGTTAATAATAGAGAGTTCGGAAGAGCCGTAAAGGCGGTGATTTAATTGTTTGAACATTTAATACACGTTAATTCAAAAGGAGAATCCCTTGACTTCTATGAGTTAGGGATTTTCCAAAATTACAATGATTTACGCGACTACGAATGGGAGTATTCAGAAGTTGGAAACAGAATTAAGAACTTTCGGAAAAAGCCTGTACAAAAGACAGTTCCGTATATATTCATTGTTGATGAAGAAAAAGCCGTTGAAATTGTAAATAAGTTCCATGAGCATTTTGATATTGACATAGTTAGAAAAACTAAAGGCTATTTCAAGATAGGCGAATGGAGATTGTATTGTTATTGCGAGGGAATGAACTTTGATGATTATTTAAAGCTGAATGGTTACTTGAAAATAACCTGCAAATATATAAGTGATGAACCGAACTGGCGAAAGGAACAGAAAGCCAGCTTCAAGCCACAAGAGCAAGGCGACTATGACTTTTTAGATTTTTACAGTTCGAAAGCTGAACCAAAGGTGTATGGCGGTGATTATCCTTTCGATTTCACAGGGAGAACGGCTGGACGAGCTTCATTTGTGGTAGACCATTTTGCAGACTGCGATTTTAAAATGACTATTTACGGCCCTGCAATTTATCCGAGGGTATTGATTGAAGATACGGTTTATCAGGTGTACACAACGCTTGCGACAAACGAGTATCTTGTCGTTGATTCTAAAAACAAGCAAGTATATAAGTATTCAGTAAATGGGTATAGAACTAACTGCTTTGATTTGAGAAACAAAACGAACAGTATATTTACTAAAATATCAGGTGGTTCGCATTCAGCAATATGGGATGGAAGTTTTGGATTTGAAATCAGTTTTTACATTGAAAGGAGCACGCCGACATGGAATTTATTTTGACAGACAAATTCAGGCGTGAGCAAATGGTTCTGAATGCTTTACAGATTGACATATCAATTCATTATGAAGATTGCGACGCAGATAATAATACGTTCTCTGTACAAATTGAGCCTGATGTTTATGACGCGAGCTGGATGAACAGTGGTTGTGTTATCTTTTCGCCGAATGAAGAATTTGGTGGAGAGGTAGGAGTTATAGGTTCGAACACTGAAGAAAATGTAGTCATTCTTGAAGGCGATACATGGCGTGGGAAGTTGAGAAAAAAAGTTATCAGTCCACCGAATGGCGAAGCATACAAAATTGTTAGTGGTGATGTGAATGCCATCATAAAAGATTTGGTTGATCCTTGTTACAGCGGTGTTATGAAAGGAACTTCACTGCCTGCGGATGTATCCGTAACTAATTATCAGTTTGACAGATACTGCACGCTATTGGATGGAATAAACAAGATGCTGAGGTCAGTGAATCGTAAATTGCACATCCGATATGTTCAGGGAGAACAGGGTAAGAATGGTTATTGTGAAGTATCGTCAAGTCCAATTGTGGACTTTACGGAAACGCTTGAAATTTCGCAAGATACAGATATGAACACGTTAAAATTCGTTACGTCAAATAAAATGAATGGTATTAATCATTTGATATGTTTAGGAACAGGCGAATTGACTGAACGAATGGTGGTTCATTTGTATGTTGATCAAAACGGTAATATATCACAAAGAAGAACGTTCACTGGCAACGAGGATCGGACAGAGGTTTATGATTATCCATCTGTTCAGGACAAACAAGAATTGATTGACGGTGGCATTAAGAGATTACAGGAAGTAATGAACTCACAGTCTTTCGGCTTTGACGCTGACGATCTTGATTTGAGCGTAGATATATCAGACATAGTTGGCGGTAAAGATTACATCACAGGATTTCAGGCTTCAAAGCCTGTTGTAAAGAAGATATATAGAATGGATATGGATGGTGTTGAAACAGTGCAGTATGAATTGGAAGGAGAGTACTCATAATGAACATTGTTACAGGGTTTAGGAATGAGCCTCATGTTACAGCAGAAGATATGCGAGTGCTTATTCGCTCGGTGTATGGAAATAGTTCAGCTATAACAGCAATTGGACAAAAGTTAGAACCCGAACTGATTTCAAACAATGAAGTACGAATACATGATGGAGCAATCGTACAGCAGGGATGTTTTGGACGAATCGAGGCAAACACTTATGAAGTCATGACCATTGACAATGGTAGCCAAGACATGAACCGTATAGATTTGATTGTCAGCAGATATGAAATGAATGCCGATACAGGTATTGAATCTATGACATTGAAATTAATCAAAGGTGAGGAAACAGAAGGAACGCCTATTGTTCCAAGTCATGTATCGGGAAGCATTGAGGATGGAGATTTGATTGATGAATTTCCTTTGTTTCAGATTAATTTGCAAGGAATAACCGTTACTGGTGTAGATAGATTGGCGGAGCCTGTACAAACCGTATATGCGGGAGGATTAATCGGGACTGAGGAATTGACTACGGAAGCGCAAACATTGACTGGAGCTATTAATGAACTCGATAAGGCTGAGGTACTTACATCAGACATGATTTGGGACAACACATACACTAATGCTTCACAGCCGAGGGAGCAGAAGTGTATGAAGATAGGGCACGTTGTTTCGTTCGCAATAACATTTACGGTTCGGACAGTTTTGAAAGATAATGTACCATTGATTAGCGGATTGCCTAGACCATATGGTTCTACGCTTCAGTTTACAGGAATGAACATTACAAAGGGAACGCCTATGTCAATGGCAATACACGCTAGCGGTTATGTCACCAGATGGTACGGTGGACCAACGTCAGTTGGTGATGTTATCCGTTGTGCTTTTACATATTTAACCAATATAGATGAATAGGAGTATATTATGACACAATATTACATTACGGAAATTAGACAACTAGCAAATGGAGAGTTTGAACATCAAGTGCATTTTGCATGGGATGAAGACCCTATGAAGGCAAGACTGAAAGCAGATAGCAAATACTATGAACTATTATCAACAGCGGCTGTCAGCGATACGAAAAAGCATTCAGCTATTCTCTTTACGGATGAATCTGTACCGTTGCTATGGCAGTGCTATACGCATGAGCTAGAGGAGGCTAGTGAATAATGAATTATCTTACAAGTAAATTATGGTGGGAGAAAGCAGGAATCCGAGCTTTAAAAACTATGTGCCAAACAGCTGTATCTTTAATCGGAACTAATGCTATTGGAATTACGGATATTGATTGGTTAGCTGTAGGTAGTGCGTGTGCATTGGCTGGTGTATTATCTTTGCTGACTTCATTGGGTGGTATTCCTGAGGTGGAGGAATGACACCCGAGAGCACCGTATCGTTGGCGTTGATATTCGGCATTGTGTCTGCAGTCGGAGTTGTGTTCAACATGGTTAGGTCATATCGAGAATCCCTATCAGGGATTATAAAAGCTAACGTGAAGCTGGATGAACTTTGTGGAAAAGTTGATGAACAACGGCTTGACGTGAGGGCGATAGATCAGAAAATAAACAATATGGGCAAGAAGCAATTGGAGCACGATATTCGCATGGATGGGATAGAAGAACGTTTATCCAGGTTGGAGGAACGCAATGACTAGATTGCATGGTATTGATGTATCTTCACACAACGGCTATATTGATGTGGCTAAGTATGATTTCGTCATCATACGAGCGTGCTGGGGAACGCATACGGACTCAAAATTGGATTATTGGGTAAATGAGTGCGAAAAGAAAAAGACCGCGTACGGGCTTTATATTTACTCATACGGGCTGTCGTATGAAGATGGTAAATCCGAAGCTGAATTTTTATTGGCGACAATTCAAACGAAGAATCTAAAACCTTCAGTCGGAGTTTGGTTTGATATGGAGGATGCAGACCATTACAAATTAAAGCGTGGTGCATTAAATAAAACAGTTATTACAGATGTATGTAAGGGTTTCATTGATGAATTTAAAAAATCAGGATACTACTATGGAATCTATTCTACGCGCATTTGGTTTAGAGATTATATGCCTACTATTAAATGCAATAAATGGATTGCACATTGGGATTCGAACAATGGTCAGGTAGGAAGTGATTTATCAGGCGAATGCGATATTCATCAATACACTTCTGTTCCATTTGATAAAGACATATGCTTTAAAGATTTTGAACATTTCAAGAAAAAAGGATCGGTGAAGGAGGTGGAAAACGTGGGAAAATTAATGACGAGCCAGCGAGAGGGTATTCAGGATTTTCTGTGCCCTTTCAAAAAATTGTACATCACACAGGGTACAGGCGTAGGAACTCACATTGGTACACAGGCAATTGATGTGGTCAATGGAAATGGAGCTAAAGCTCCGTATTATGCACCCGCAGATTTGATGTGCTTTGCAACATATCCAAGCAATGGTCAGGCTATGTGGGTAACGCAGAATAAGGTACGCTGTCCGAATGGCTACATTGGTCATGTGGTGATGTGTACAGCCCACGATGAAACGTTAAACTTTGGAGCTGGATTCAAGATTAAACAAGGTCAGCAAATTGGAAACATGGGTAACGCAGGAAATTCATTAGGAATTCATTGTCATATCCAATGCGCTCAAACTAGCGATAAATCATGGACTAGAAACCGCTACGGAGTGTGGCATTTCAATTGGGAAAAAGACCCTACTGACATTTTCTATATGGACGGAGTCAAGATCCTGAATTATACAAATGCAGGCTGGAAATTTATATCGGATGAAAAAGCTGGAAAGATCAATTACAGGGCACATTGTCAAACATACGGCTGGATGAACTGGACTAAAGACGGTGGAATAGCTGGAACAACAGGTAGAGCTAAACGCATGGAAGCCTTGCAGATTTATACCACAGATGGTACAGTAATTGAGAGAGTAGAAGCTCATATGCAGAAAATCGGATGGAAGACATATGAAGCACCTAGCAAAGATACGGTCATTGGCACGACAGGTCAATCAAGACGATTAGAAGCCTTAAAAATCAAGACTTCAAAGCCTTGTAAAATGAGGGCACATGTCCAGAATAAAGGCTGGACAGACTGGGTTGATTGTGACGGAAAGGATATGATCGGAACGACAGGTAAATCGCTACGTTTGGAAGCGATTGAAATAAAAAGAGTCTAAACTCGCATGATCTTCAACTGTTTCAAAAATGTAAGTTTAGATGTTTTCGCAAGACGGACTATATATGTCCGTCCTTTTTTTATTTTCATAAAACAAAGAATATGACACTAACGATATTTTTATTGCAATAAATAACAAAAAATGACAATAACAGAACATGAGAATCTGCCTTAAATAAAGGGCTTGGGCACAAGATAGGACAAAAAGAATAGCAAAGTATTGCAAAACGTTCGCTTAAATCTCGCTTTAATTCATTTAGAATCATGGAAAAACAATGGCAAAGTATGATATTATTTATACAGATATTTATTTAAGTGTAAATAAAAGGCGGTGATATAAATGTACCAATTCACAACACCTACATTGAAATTAAATATAAGCGGTATAGATTTCAATGATGTAAAAGAGTTTCGTGTTTCTTTTCAAAAAGGAATGAAGAAGCTGACTAAAATCATTGAGATTTCCGACCCAAAAATTGACAAAGAAAACAATTTACTTTACGTAGATTTGACGCAAAGAGAAACTGCATCACTTCCGAATGGTACGGCGATTGTACAGGCTCGGGTGGTCATGAGCAATGGTCGAGTGTTAGCAACAGACGCTGTCGAGATAAATGTCCGTCCAGTCATTGACGAGGTGTATATTAATGAATGATTATTTAACATTGCATGTAATTGATGAATCATTGACGCTTGATGCGGGAGAGTTCATACGGGTCGATTATAGTGCGGAAGTTTACGATGGTGATTATGAAGTCAATTCGTTTGTGGCTGACCCAAGTTTTACGACGAGCCGAGTTTTAGGAACGAAAACGAAATACATGAAAGACAATGTGACCATTTATTCTGTTCCGACTAAAGAACTACAGAATGAAGCTGGTGGAGTCACGTTTGTGATAGGAGATTGATATGGCGGTTAATAAAGTAGTATACAATGGGCAAACATTAATTGACACAACGTCAGTTACGGTTTCCGAGGATACATTACTCAAAGATGTGACGGCAATCGACAAAAGTGGCTCGGTCATTACTGGCACGTATGAGGGCGGTGGCGGTGGCATATCAATCGGAACAGATAC